ATGCGAAACGAATTTACTGTCTTTGCAAGGGTGGTTCCTTCGGGAAAAAAAGTGGTGTATTACTACGCCTATGACGAACAGGGTATGAGGCGAGGTCCGTGGACGACCGGGCAAACAACTAAAACGGCGGGAAGGAATTATTGCTGCCGGCTTATCCGTGAGGGGAAACTGCTGAAAGACCGGGGCAGTATGCCTACTTTTGAGGAATACGCCAAAGGCTGGTGGGAATGGGAAACTTGCCCGTATATGAAAGACCGCAGCAAACGAAAAAACCTGACCCAAGCGTATGCGAAAAGAGGCAAGATGGTGCTGGATAACCAGTTGATACCGTACTTCGGGAAAATGCGGCTGGACGCTATTACCCCTGACGTGATTGAAGGCTGGTTTGATTACATGGTCGGAAAAAAGTATAAAAACACGTATACTAACGGCACACTGGCTATCTTGAAAGTTATGCTGAATTGGGCGGTGCGGAAAAAAATACTGGTGTCGAACCCTACGCTGGATATTGAACCGCTGAAAAATGACCGTAAGTCTTTGGTTATTATCAGTCATGATGAATTCAGGGCGTTGTTTGCCAAAGACCGGAAGGGGGTATGGGGTGATGATAGGATTGCCTATACCGCTAATTTACTGGCCGCTTTGACAGGCATGAGGTCAAGCGAGGTGCTGGGCTTGCGAGGGGAATACCTTTTTGACACCCATATCCACGTATGCAAGCAGTTTGACAAATTCGGCTACCGTGACACGAAAACAAAAGATGCCCGTAATATTCCGCTGATACCACAGGTGACCGCCGAATTGCGGAAACTCAAGGCTTTGAACGGTAACGGTTATTTGTTTTCAAGTGACGGCGGGGGAACTCCGGTATCGGGAAGATGTTTTTATGACGGGCTGCTTGCGGCGTTGTCTAAAATCGGCATGAGCGATGACGATATAAAAAATCGGGGTTTGTGTTTCCATGCCTGGCGGCATTTCTGCAATACCGAATTGCAAAAGGCGGGGTTGTCAATTCAGAAGGTACAGGCGGTGACGGGGCATAAGTCCGACCGGATGACCGAATGGTATAGCCACTTTAACACGTTGGAATTTACCGAAGTGACAACAGCACAGGAACAATTATTTACCGAACCTGTTCCAGCCGCTAAACAAAAACTAACGCTTGTAAAAAAGCCGGAACAGGGGGAAGAACCTGTCCCTAAAACTGCCTAATTGACAAAGACCAAATAAGGTACGGCTCCCGGATTTTCCGGGGGCTTTTTTTTGATTTCCCATCAATTAAAAATTGCAAACTTTACGGGGTGCTTTCCGTTTCTGACGGCTGGATATTGTAAGCATGACAGAAAACAACATTGAAACATTACTGACCGTTGCGGAAGTGGCGGGGCTGTTGAAACTGCAAGAGCAGACTATCAGGCGTTGGATACTGCGGCGGGAAATACCGTTTTGCAAGGTCGGGAAGGCGGTACGGTTCCGCCCTTCTGTCATTGCCCGATGGGTGGACGGCGGCGGCGCAGCTGTGATGGCTGAGGAAGTTGCGGAAGAAGAAGGGGAAACCGGCAATGACGGACTTTGAAAAAGCCATTGAGGAAGCGAAGGCCGCCATTCTGCCTTTTGAAAGTTGGGAGCGGCTGCCTGGGGAAACAGGGGCGGCTTATTCTGCGTTCTGTGCTTTCCGGGATTTCGGGACAGACCGGAATATCCGCAAGGCGGTAGACAGCGCGGAAAAAGACGAAGCGCGGCGGGAGAAAAGATACCGGGTGTGGCGGAACTGGTCAACACACTTCCGCTGGAAAGAAAGGGCTGCGGATTATGACCGCTACATGGAAAAACTGAAACAAACAGAACTGCGGAAAACAATCGAAGCCCAGGGTGAATTGCACAGGAAAGTAACCGGGAAAATGCTCGATGTGGTGAGCAAGAAACTTGATACTATGAACCCTGACGAACTGGCACAGGGGAATGTGAGCGAATGGGTGCAGACAGCAATTAGGGCAGACAGAGAGGCGGCGGGGCTGATTGTTGATAACGGCAAGGCAGAACAGAAACAGGGCGAATTGTCTTTTGTCCCTGACTTTCAAGGAATGTAGGCGGGAACAATGAGAACTACGGTTGTGTTCAAGCCTACGGCGGTACAGCGGAGAGCCTTAGCCTTGCTGAAAAGCGGGGCGAAACACATTTTACTTTTCGGCGGTTCACGTTCTGGCAAAACCACTGTATTGGTTATGGCGATTATCTATCGGGCGTTACGGTTTGCCGGAAGCCGCCATCTGATTTGCCGTTACCGCGCAAAAGACGCGCGTTCATCGGTATTGCGTGAAACATTGTTACCGTGGCTGGAAAACACGGTGGGCAAGGGCGGGTATTCATACCATGTCCACGAAAGTGTAGTAACGCTTTATAACGGTTCTGAAATATGGATAGGCGGCTTGGGGGATAGGGAACAGGCAGACAAGATATTGGGGCATGAATACAACACGATATATTTCAACGAAATTTCACAGTTGAGTTATGCGGCGGTGACTACCGCATATTCGAGGCTGGCTATGCGTGTTGAGGGCTGCCGGAACTTGTTCTTTTATGACTGCAATCCGGGAAGTCCACTTCATTGGGCATATAAAATCTTTGTGCTGAAAAAAACTTTTCTTACTGGCGAGCCGCTGGAGAAAGCGGGGTTGTATACTTCTATGCTGCTTAATCCCGAAGATAACAGGGATAACTTGCCGGAAGATTATATCAGCGACATTTTAGATATTCTTCCTGAAAAACAAAAGGCACGGTTTAGAGACGGGCTATGGGTGAAAGCGGAAGGCGTTATCTATGACAGGTTTGATGAAACAATGATTGTCAAGGTTGTTGACCTTCCGCACCAGTTTGACCGATATGCTGCGGGGCAGGATTTTGGATTAAATATCACTTTCGTAAAAATCGGTTGGGTTGGCGACACTGTGTATGTTCTCTGTGATTACGGTGCTTTCAACATGACTACTAAAAGTTTTAATGCTGAACTGGAAGCGCGGGGGTGGCTGGATTGGAACGGTGATGTCGGTTGCCCTGTGTACTGTGACCCTGCTGGCGGAGAAAGAATACAGGAGATTACCGGGGGCGTGAAGGCTAATAACAGCGTGGACAGCGGTATTGATTTTATCAATGCAAAAATCGAGCGAGGACAATTCTTTGTTTGTGAACAGTGTACCGGGGTGTTATCGGAGATTTGGGATTATTGCAGAGATGAAGCGGGGCAGATAGTAAAAGTAAACGACCATTTTCTTGACGCTCTACGTTATGCGGTATTTTCTGACATACAGCAGGGAGTTATATTTTCATGAATATTTTTAAGCCGCTGTCTGTAATCCTAAAGTATGACAGGTATAACTTAAAGCATGATAAAAGTAACAATGATAGTAATAAAAATATTATACAAAATTCCTTGTCGATTGATGATAATTTTAGTATATTTTATAATGGACAGCATACTACTGACAATTATTTACTCAATGCGTGGGTAAATATTGCGATAAACATTTTAATTCGCAACATTGCGCGTGCTGATTTCACTATTAAAAACAATGGAAATGATGTTGAGTGCGGCCACATTTTTAATCTGTTTCATCGACCTAATTCTTTCACAAGCCGGTACGACCTGTGGAAAGAAACTGCCGCATGGTGGCTGTTGGAAGGGGAAGCCTTTTGGTGGTTTGGTTCAGAATATACAGGTGGTTTGCCTAAAGAAATATATGTTTTAGATCCCCGGAAGATGCGCCATGAGGGAGAACTCATGGGCGGCCTTGATGTCCATTTCAAAAAAAATGTACGGAGGTGGTTTTACCATGCCGGAGCGGAACTCATACCTATATTATCAGACGAAATAATTCATTTTAAAGAATGGAACCCCTGGAACCCTGTACGCGGGGTTAATCCGCTTATATCTCTTTCGCTGGAACTGGAGCAAGATTATTACGCCAATAAAGCAAACTCTACGCTTCTTAAAAATAACGCTATTCCGCAGGGGATACTCAAAACAGAACAGACACTTAGGCCGGAAGAAGCCGACCAGTTAGAACGGCGGTGGGAAAGTAAATATGGCGCGGTAAAAGCAAACAGAAAAATTGCGGTGCTTGGCAAGGGTACGAATTTTGAGCCGCTTTCATTTACGCCCGAAGTAATAAAACTGTTTGAATTAAAACGGTGGAACCTCTATACCATTCTCGCTAAGTACGGCATACCGCCGAGGGTTGCGAACATCAACGATAAATCAACTGCCCTTTCAGGCAAGGATACAGCGGAACAGCATAGCGCATTTTGGAAATATACGTTAATTCCGCTTCTTAAGCAATTTGAGCAAATACTTGAAACACAATTTTTTATCAGGTTTGGGCTAAAAGAGCGGGGTGTGTTTGACCTGTGGGATATACCGGAGTTAGCCGAAAACGAAGATTCGCAAAGTAAAAGAGACATTGCAGAAATCAATGCCGGAATTAAAACCATTAACGATGTCTTGAAAGAAAGGGGGAAGGAACCAAAACCCTGGGGCGATGTGTGGCACAAACCGAAAAATCTGGTTGCTTCTGAGGGCGGGGCATAATGGCTTCAGGGACATTGCTTGTCTTCCAGGAAGAAAAATTGCTGCCTGATTACAAGGCGCAATTTGAAAGCCTGGGGTATACCAATGTCCATGTTACTAATAAAAAATTTGATGCTTTGCACAGGGTTATTAATGAGGTAAATCCGAGGCGGATTTTTATTGACAGTAATTTTTACAGTGGGGGGACGCCTTACATGGTCGGGCAGTTAATTGATAAGTTTCCTGATAAAACTTTCAATGTGCTGTCTATGAACCATTTCTCTGACAGGCTGGCGGTTTGGTTTATTTTTCATGGGGTGAAGTCGTATCTAAAATATTCGGACGGCAAAGAAGAATTTGCGCAGGGGTTGAAACGTATCCGCGCAGGGGAGACGGTTATCGCGCCTGACGTGCAATCGCTTATTGACGGTATTGAATGGCCGGAAGTGAAAAAGAAGGCTGATAAACGTCAGTTGGAAGTGCTGGTGCTGTTATGTAACGGAAATTTGCCAGATGTTATTGCAGAAAAACTGAACATTAGCCGGAGGACGGTTGATTGGCACATTGAAGAATTGTTCAAAGTGTTTCATGCGTGCTGCCGTGAAGAACTTATTGCGATGGCGTTTTATTTGGACATTGTTACCAAAGATGATTTGTGCTTTTTTGACCGGAAAATGAAACAGGTAACATTGCCACAATGGGCTGTTGTTCAACAGAAGATGGCAAGCTGAAACAAATGAGGAATGAGGAATGAGGAATGAGAAATGACAAGAGGGCTAAGGGCAACGGTCAGGGCTGGTTGCGGCTAACGAGTGAGCAATGAGGAATGAGAAATGGTAAGGGGCTATGGGCAACGGTCAGGGCTGGTTGCGGCTAACGAATGAGGAATGAGGAATGAGCAATGAGAAATGACAAGAGGGCTAAGGGCAATGAACAGAATATTTGGAGATGACAGAGAGGAGAAAAAATTATGGTAATTAGGACTAAAAATGGCGGGGTGATGTCGGCTAACGGTGTTGAGTTGTTGGATTTTTTGGGTGTTCGCAAAGAAGCGGCGGGGGTGCAAAAAGTGGCGGGTGATGTTGCGTTAATTGCTTCTGTGCCTTTCATAACAAATGAGAAATTAGAAATTAGGAATGAGAAATGTCAAGAGGGCGAAGGGCAAGTTACAGGGCGGGTTGCTGATAACAAAGATACTGGCGTTCCGTGGACGTTTTCTACTTTTGACCTTGACCGATACGGGGAGCGTATCGACCCGGCGGGGTGGGATTTTAAGCGGTACAGGGAAAATCCGGTTGTTGAATGGGCGCACCGTTACGACATTCCGGCTATCGGGAAGGCTGAGGGGTTGTTTGCCGATGGTAACGGTTTGCATGGGGTGATTGTGTTCAATGATAAAAGTTTTGACCCGTTCGGCTGGAGTATTGGGGAGCGGGTGAAGGCGGGGGTTATCAGGGCTGGCTCGGTGGGCTTTCGGGTTATGGAAATTGAAATTCCCTCAAAAGATGACAGTAGAGACGGTACGTGCTTAATTTTCCGTAAACAGGAACTTTTGGAATTTTCCATTTGCAATGTTCCGGCTAATCCGTTTGCTTTGGCTCACAAAGAACAGGAACCGAATACCACAGAACGGAGTGCTAATTGCGGCGTTAATGCAGTTAATTTTTTGGATTGCTTTCTGAAAATACAACATCCATGTTGAATTTTCAGATTGGAGTTTTTACAAAAAAACTCCATTAGGAATTGGAAACAGCGGCATCCGTGCCGCAAAAATAATTTATAGGAGAGTTTTATGGAAGAACTGTTGAAGGCTATTAAAGAGAAAATAGCCACCATGAAGAAAATTGAAAATGCGGGGTTTACCAGTACCGAAACGGCAACGGCATATTTTCAAGAAAAAGAAATTATTCTTGAAGGTATTGTAAAAACACTGGAAACCATGACGGTGCAGGAGACCGCCGAAGTGGAAGCCTTGAAAACAACGGTTAAATCGCTGCGTGATGAAATCAAGGTACAGGCTTCAAGCCCCAGGGAATTGTCACGGCGGGAACTGCTGTTCAACCTTGGCAGGGGTATCTCGGCGGCGTGGGCGGGGAACAATAAGGCTTTAGCCGAATTGTCATTTAGCCCGAACTTAAAAGCCGACAACTGGACTAATCCTCGTGATGTGACGTGGGGAGAGAAGGGCTGGCAGGTAATAAAAGCTCCGCTCGGTGAACCGATGGGGAACATGGCAACGAATGAACAATTTCTCATCAACCCGATTTATGAGACAGAGATTATGCAAGATGCCGCTAAAAAATCGGTGATGATGAATTTGGTACGTCATCGGCCTATGCTCGGCCCGTCTGTCTTCCTTCCAACCAGAGACCGGGGCGGGGTGCAGTTGCATTGGCTTACTGCGTACGGGCAGCAGATTAAGGGCAGCAAGCCGAAGGGGGCGGAGCGTGTCGAACTTAAAGCGTATACGCTGGCGGGTTTTATTCCGTGGTTCGATGAATATGAAGAAGATGTTTTTGTTGATTTGGGGCAGATGTTCATTGATGAGTTTATCGAGGTATACGGTCAGGAATTTGACAGGCAGTGCTTGTTAGCCGATGATGACCCGTTTACCGGGGCTATGGCGTGTTCCGATATTACAAAAGTTGATATTAAAGGGAACACTATCAATGATTTGACGTGGAAGGATTTTAGAGATGCGGTGTATAAAATCCCTGCGGAAGAACGGAAAGATTGTTGTTGGTTTCTTAATGAGACAGTTTTGAACCACATAGCAAACATCGAGGATACGACAGGCCGCCCGATATGGCGGCGGCCTACAGAGGCAATGCCCGGCCGGCTGGACTTGTATCCCTACCATGAAGTCAATATCCTTCCGCAAATTGCGGATATAAAACAGAACGAACCTTTTGCAATTTTTATGAACCCTAAAAGAATTCAACACGGCAACCGTAAGGGTATTGAAATCAAGAAATTTGACGGTACAACAGAGAGCATGGAATATGGGGAGTTGTTTCTCCGTTTCCGCAAGCGTGACGGCTTTCTGGTGACGAGACCGAAAAATAATATTCTGGTGCTGAAAACAAAGTAATAATATGACATTGGGAAGTTTGTTTGACGGTATCGGCGGCTTCCCTTTGTCCGCTGTCATGGTTGGGATAAAGCCAGTTTGGGCGAGTGAAATTGAGGCGGCGCCGGTCAGCATTACGAAAAAACATTTTCCCGATATGCGTCATTTGGGGGATATTACAAAAATCAACGGTGCGGAAATTGAGCCGGTGGATATTATTTCGTTCGGTTCGCCTTGCCAGGATTTGAGCATATCAGGGTACAGGGCGGGTCTTGTAGGTGAACGGTCGGGGCTGTTCATGGAAGCGGTACGAATTATCAGGGAGATGAGAGTTGCGACTAACGGAGCCTGTCCAAAAAGAATTATTTGGGAAAATGTGCCTGGAGCCTTCAGCACAAACAGCGGAAGGGACTTTCAAACGGTCATTGAGGAACTTGTGCGGATTGCCTCGCCGGGAGTTTCAATTTCTCGACCTCCGGCAAAATGGGGGTGGCTGGCTGCTGGAGCCGTCCTGGGAGATAACTGGTCGCTGGCCTGGCGTGTCCTCAATGCTCAATACTGGGGAGTTCCCCAACGCCGCCGCCGTATCTTCCTTGTCGGAGATTTTACAGGAAGAAGTGCCGGAAAAATATTTTTTGAGCCGGAAGGCGGGGCGGGGAATTTTGCACAGGGCAAAAAAGCGGGGGAAGATTTTACCGGAAATGCTGATTACTGCAATAAACAATTTGTAGTAGATATTGGGCATTCAACAGACAGAATTCATGTTCACCCGCAAACATCGGTAACGCTCAGGGCGCATGGCGGGGGTCTCGGTGCAAAAACAGGGTTGTATTACTTACCTGTTACCTATTGCATTATCGGAAATACTATTGACCGTTCCGAAAAATCCGGAGCCAACGGAACGGGGGTGAGCGAAGAAGTTAGTTTTACGCTTAATACTGCTGACCGTCATGCGGTCGCTGTTCCTTTTGTGTGCAATGGGTACGGTAATTATAAACATGACAATATAAGTAAAACAATTTTATCAAAAGATGATATTACATCAAGCGACTTGATTTATAACGGTTACGCTGTCCGAAGGCTTACGCCGCTGGAATGTGAACGCTTGCAGGGGTTCCCCGATGGCTGGACGGAATTCGGGCATGACGGCAAGCGGATTTCTGACAACCAGCGGTATATGGCTTTGGGAAATAGTGTCGCTATACCCTGTGTGAAATTCATACTGGAAGGGGTAAGTGAAAAGTGAGAAATGAGGAATGAGGAAAGAGAAATGCTGTTGTGCGAAAACTGGCGGAGTGCTTTCGGGCTGCTGTTGATTTGAGGGATTGGGCAAGGGTAAGGGCTGGTTGCGGATAACAAAACGATGAGAAAAATTATTTGGCAGAAATGCTGGATGGTTTTATACTGTTTTTTGAAAAATACAACGGTCTGCGGTTTTCCCTTGCCGGTGTCAGGGAAGGTTACTGTCAATCGGTATCGTGCCGATTTCCAGTCATTAAGGTATCGCTGCGGTTATCATGCCGCAAAAATACAAAAGCCGCTCCGATTGGGGGCGGGGCGGCTTTATTTTTATCTTGCTAATTGTCCTCTGAAAGTTTTTTTTCTTCTCCTGTAAAATGTTTAATAAACGCTTCTTTTGCTCCTTCCATTGGCTTCATGTCAAACTCATTTGTTGAAGGGTTAAGTTCTAAGGCCATGAAGTGGATATGGTCATTAAAGAAATCTTTCAGTGAGGTTTGTTCTTGTTTTTTCATTTTATTTCTCCTGTTAGAAATTTCCCCCCACACAAGCGGGGGGTGTTTGTTATTTGTTGCTAAATTGTTCTTCAATCAGGCGTTTCGTTTCTCTGATGGCGTTTAACGTCCTTTGCCGTTGCCATGCTCCTTGAGAACGCGCCCATTTGAAACCACGAGATTTGAGTATAGCTCTAATTTCAGGTGACGGAATATCATCAAACAATAATTGAACGCGGTTTAACTCGATATTTACCAGCATTTCGCCGCCCTTGAATTTGATATTTTCCGCTTCCATGCTGTCAAGTTTTATCAAGATGTCTATTTTTTCTTTTACCCTGCGGATTTCCGCATTGTTGTTGCTGAGGCTCCAGGTTGGGAAAGGTTTTTTTGTATCATTTACTAATGTTTCGCTTTCGGTTTCAGATATACCGAGAGCAATTAAAGCGCCTTTACCCTGCTTCCATGCCTTGTTGACGGCTTTCATGAATTCCTGGTTTTCTGTCAGTTTTTCAAGTTTTTCTTGATACCGCGCTAAGGCATCGGGGTCGTCACCGCTGATTGAACTGTTAATTTCTGCGGTTTCCGCTCTGTTTTCATAATAAGCGGCTTTGTCAAAGGCTTCTGAGGCTTTGCGGTGTTTGCTCTCAATTCTTTTTAATAACGCCCTGTGGCTGCTTTCGCTGTGATGGCCTATTAAAATTGGCTGTCCAAATGGGATAACGCTTCCCATTTCGCGCGCTCTGCTGAATTCTTGATTTGCGAATTCATGTGCTTTTCTTGCCCTTTCTTTTAGAGAGGCAATTTTAGTCTCTTTCTTTTCTTTGTAGTCTTGTACGCCTATTGCCATTTTTTTTCTCCTTGATTTGAAATGCCCCTGCACAGGCAGGGGATATACTCATGTTGATACCCCTGCTAATAATGCCGCTTGCTCCTGGGGTGTGGGCGGATTGCGGAAAATACAACTGTGGCAGCGTGTTTTGTCCTGACAGGCAAAACAAATTTTTGCTGGTTCAATAATGGAAGCGATGAGATTTACCATTAAATCCACTGCGGCGGGCATTGGTTTACCCATTGCCCAGGCGAGACGGCGAACCGATACGGAGGCCGTTGCTGAAAACTGCGGCGAATAATACCGCTTTTTGATTGTGTTATTCATTGAATAACCCCCAGTGATAATATAAACCCCGATGGCCAGGACCGGGATTAGAAACCTAAAATAATAACAGTTGGCCGTTTACTGTTGGTACTACTGCTGAACTGTTATACAAACATAATACCGATTGCACATAACAAGCGGGAAACTGTGACCATGCTTTAACATACTTTTTCTTGATGTAGCCCTGATACTTCCGGGCTTGCGGTAAACTGCGGAAGTTACGGTATAAAGACACCAGGCCTTGACCATGATGGACAATTTCAGGAAATGGACAGGCCGCTTCATCTGTTGCCGAAATTGACGTATTAACCAAAACGCGGCAACGCCAAGCATTATGAAAAACTGAAACAACTTGATATGACATAGGAAACCGAATAGAAGGCTATAGGGGGAGCTGGAGAATAGCCTGTTGTACGCCCGGCCATACGGCCAAGAGGGGCAAGGCAAAATATACCTTGCTGATATAGGTAGATATATATAATATATAGATATTTATTTAATTTGTCAAGTGTTTTATAAAATATTTTTTTATTTTTGTTGACCAAATGTAATTGAGTGATTATATTATAATTATGGCCATAGCACAAAAAATACGGATTTTGCTGGTTAAAAAGGGAAACATACCAGAGGCAGAACTAGCCCGAAGGCTTAATACGACACCAGCGAATTTACACCAGAAAATGAAGCGCGATAATTTTAGCGAGGAAGATTTAATTAAAATTGGTGATGTAATGGGCTGTGATGTTAAAATGGTTTTTGTTGACAGGGCAACAGGGGAAGAAACTTAATTGAGCCGACAGCAAGCGGCGCATGATTTTCGCCATAATTTTAGATACTGCGGTAGGCTTGCTTTACCTTTCACCGCTTGAAAATGCTGGCACAACTGGCGGCGCTTTTTAGGGATTACGAAAAACATGGATACCGCAAAAAACCGCCGGGACAACTGGCGGTGCTTTCGTGGGAATATGAATAGTTTACATAATACTGTGCCATGTAAAAACCGGCGGAAGGCAGCGGGGGGTGATTTTTTTGTCCTCACAAAAGCGGGCAAAAAATCGCCCCACGCCCTGCGGAAATAAAGGCTATGAACGAGGGGGCAAAAAATTTATCTTAGAAGCGTTGCACTTTCTAATCACGGTCTTAAAAAGAGAAAATGCCCTTGGTCAAGCACCTAATACAAGTGTCAAAAATTAGGTGCTTGATTGGCGCGGTTCTTGCTTCGGCGTATACACCGGGAGTTCCGTTGCAAGAACCGTGCCAAAAAGGGTGCTAATTTGGTATGGAGTAATGGCGGGGTTTGGGGCAGCGCCCCAGGAGAGGGGGTAGCGGAATACGACCGCTAAAACGTATTTGTTATAAAATAAAATTGAGTTTTAGTGGGCGTATGAAGCGAGGGGGAGGCTTCCCCCCATAAAAAAAAATTTCTGAAATTGAAGTGATATAACAAGGAAAAAAGCTTATTATTTTTTGACTTTTGGTATTATTTTTTGTATATTAAGTATAAGTGGGGTATGCAAGATGTTGGGGGAACGGGGAAGTATATTTAAGAAAGATTTTAGAGATTTACCGATTGATTTACTTAACCAGGAACACAATTATAATACATTGTGGGGAAAAAGATACTTTGTTTTTCTAAATGATGGTGATAATGATTGTGATTTTGATATGATGGTTGACAAAATGCTGGTTATGCGCTATTTGGGGTGATTGTCACTTTTAAGCAGTAGTTCTAATTTTTTGGCGTTGATGGTTGCCTGGGATTTAGCGTGGTTGTTGAAAAATATTTGAACGATTTTTGCGGTTTTTAATAATTGCTTGATTGGTTCTACAAATGATTGTAATTCTATGTCGGTGTAGTGGTAATCATAGCGGGTGACGTTATTGCCTGTGTGCCACATTTTGGCGTTTCTGCCGTGGAATCGGAGATAGGCTGTGGGGCTGGTGGTGATGAAGTCGAGTGTGGGGAGATTGGGTAAACTGGGGTTGTCGGTTATGCACCAGCCGATTTGACGGTGTTGGAGTTCGTTGTATACTTGTTCGTTTTGCCATTGGGCGTTCCGCATTTCTACTACTATGGGTATGCCGGATAATTCTTTTAAGAGCAGGTCTAAATATATCCGCTGGTCTTTTTGATAGTGAAAACTTTGGGGGAATTGGAGCAGGGAACATAATAACAGGTTTTCTTTTTGTAATGGTTCTAAGGCTTTTTTGAATTCGGTGACAAGGGGCTGGTACTGGCTTTTGTCTGGGGCGTGGGTTATATCCTGAAAGGCTTTGACGGTGAATTTTATTTTGCCTTCTGTGCGGGTTATCATGTTTTGCATTTGTTCAGGGGTGGGCATTTTGTAGTAGGTGCCGTTGAGTTCCAGGCTGTTGAATTGGGTTGCGTAATACGACAGGTAATCGGCGTGTTTTACGGTTTTGGGGTAAAATAAACCTTTCCATTCTTTGTGGTCGTAACCGCTGGTTCCGATTAGTAAATTTTCCATATAATGCCTTTTAATATACTACGGGAATATCGGTTATGTTGGTAGTGTAGAAGGGGGAGAGGTAATCTCGTTTTAATAAAAATGGGGCGGTTGCGGTGGCGGCGGGTTTTTTGCCTGTCAAGCCACAGGCTAGTTTTATTGTGCCTCTGCCGTATTTGTCATTGAGTTTGTCAAAGGCTTGCATTAAGGGTTCATTGAGTTTGCTTATATTGCATTGTTCATTAAACAGGTCTAGTTGAGGGTTGGTGTCATTGGCTAATCCGGTGAGTGCTATCATTACTTTGCGGTATTTGTAATTGGGGCGGTATATGCGTTTGAGTAATTCATTGGCGGCGGCGGTGATGAATGGCAGATAGGCGGTGGGGGTGGGCAGTTCTGCTGATAATTGGTTGAAGTACTGGTCGCCTTCGGCGTAAGCGTTGGTCATTAAATATACCGAAACATAGCGGCATGATAGGTTTTCTGCTCGTATGCGTTTGACGGCTTCTTGGGTGTATTCGGCCAGGGCGGTGATTATGTCGGCTAGTTCGTATACAGGGCTTTGGAAACTGCGGGATACCATTACTGCCTGTCGAGGAGCATTTTCAATTTTGTCTATGGCGGGTATGCCGTTCAGTTCCTGTACGGTGCGAAATCCGGTTATGGTTAATTGTTTTTTTGCTTTGTGTAAGGGATAGTTTTTAAGGTCGAGGGCGGTGTGTATGCCCTGCCTTTTAAGGGCGGCGGTTTTAGATGAACCAATTCCCCATATATCGCCGACCGGGTAATTGGCTAGTGTATCGTCTTGATTTATGGTTTGCCAGTTACATACGCCGTTGTGTTTTTTTGCTAATTTGTTACATAACTTGGCAAGGGTTTTACTTGGGGCTATGCCTACGGCTACTGGTATTCCTGTTTCTTTGGTAACGGTTTTTTTGAGTACCTGACCGATTTCAGTATAATCGGTGTTTTTCCATTCAGGGAAAAATAAAAAACTTTCGTCTATGGAGTACAATTCTACTTCGGGGGCGAAACGGTTATAGATGAGGTTCATTCGTGCGGATATATCGGCATAGAGGGTATAGTTAGAGGAAAAGACTTGGACGCCTTGTTGTTCCATTTGTCGCTTTACCTTGAAGAATACATCTCCCCGCTTGTATCCCAGGGCTTTACATTCGGCGTTGGCGGCTACGATTATTCCGTCATTGTTGCTTAGTACGGCTATGGGGCTGTTGTGCAGATCCGGCCGGAACAGCCTTTCACATGATGCATAAAAAGAATTGCCGTCAATGTGGAAAATCATGGCTAAAAATCCGCCTTGCGGATTTTTAGCTTAGGAGTTTTTTCTGCGAAAAAACTCCATTGGAAGCAATAATAAAGACAAAAGTTAAGGGTCATTGGTGTACCTTTTGATTGAAGCGGTAACTACTCCGATTATTTCTATATTGCCGTTCAGAGATTGGATTTCATCTATGCCGTTGGTGAAGTAGTGTTTGTTATTATGCTTGGTAAACAGGCGGCATAAAAATTGACCGTCGTGGCGTATGAGGGCAAATGAATTGTGGGTGGGGTCGATAGAACGGTCTACTATGAGTAGGGAGCCACGGGGTAAATTAAAGGCTTCCATTTCGCTGGTTTCGAGCCGAAAATAATAGGTTGCGGCGGGGTTGTTTACTAAAAGTCGGCTGAGGTCGATGCCTTGTTCTTCGTAACCTTGTGCGGGGCTGGCAAAACCAGTGGTTTTGTTCAAAATTGGCCTCCATGCCAATTTTGAACATGAGGAGTTTTGCAAATAGCAAAACTCCATCTAAAGCATTGGTAACAGCGGCATCCATGCCGCCTAAAGTAATTGGCCATATTATAATACTATACGTTTGTTTAGTGGTTGTCAAGGAAAATCGAAAATTTGGTATTTGGGGGGGATACGCTATATATGCGTATAGTAGTTTGTAACTACGCTATATATGGGGTTGGTCAGGGCTTGGGGTGTATGTATGCCAAGCGTAGGGGGTATTTTTTTTTGTCTTTGCCATGATTGTATCTCCTGTGTTTTATTTTAACCGCCCCAAACGAGGCGGTAGTTATTACCAAGCCGTTGGCACTCCGTCAACATACCGCCAAAAGTTGCCTGTGGTTGTGGGCGCGGTTGCGGAGTAATAATAGCGGGGTGCGCTTATAAGCGGGTTATTGCCGATGCTTATTGCCATTGCGCCCCAAGCCGCCAAGTTTGTGCCTTCGTAAAATACTGTTGTAAGGCTTGTGCTATTATTAAACACATAGTTACTGATAGTTTTTACGCTTGCGGGGATAACAACGCTTACTAAGTCGGTATTTAAAAACACATCTCTTACGATGGTTTCAAGCACGCTACCTTGTTCAAAAATTACGCTTTTAAGGCTTGCGCAATTTCTAAATGCGCGTTCGTTGATAGTTTTTACGCTTGCGGGGATAATTATGCTTGCTATTTTTGTGTTTTGGAACGCGCCTTCCCCGATAGTTTCAAGCGCGCTGCCCGCCTCAAATGTTACGCTTTCAAGCGTATCGCATTCAAACGCGTATTCACCGATAGTCTTAACGCTTGCAGGGATAATTACACTTGTTATTCCTGTGTTATTAAACGCGCGGATGTCGATATTGTCAATTCGGCTGTTATGTGCGAATGTCAAGCCCGTTATGCCGGTTTGGTTCATAAACGCGCCACTACCAACTATTGTTACGGGCAAATACGGCGAATTTACGTTGGGGCGGTGGTATGCGGGAATATGCACCGTGCCGCTTGTAACCGTGCTGCGATCTAAGCGGTATTCCGTGTTATTTGTGCCCGATCTAAATGAATAAATCAAACCCGCCGTTCCTGTTGCGTATGCTATGCGCGTGCCATCGGTATGTACGCAATCGTTCATGCAAGTATAGGTTTCCAATCCGTCAGTCGTTGCGGTTGCGGGTGTTGTAACTATCCACCGCATATTGTCGTGCGTACACCAAGCCGCAGGCTCGCCGTCAACCCATCGCCAAAACCTGCCCGCCGTTGTCGGCGTTGTTGCGTTGTAATAATAGCGCGTTGCGTTTGTAAGCGGGGTGTTGTTGTTGCCTATTGTTATGCCGCCCCAAGCCGCCGCATCGCCGCCGAAATACACACTATCAAGGTCGGCGCAATCATAAAATGCGGCGTTATTTACCGTTTTTACGCTTGCGGGTATTATAATGCTTGTAATGCCGCTATTTTGGAACGTGTTGTTGTCGATAGTTTCAAGCAAGCTTCCGTCCTCAAAAATTACGCTTTTAAGGCTTGCGCAATCCGTAAATGCGTTTGTGCCAATAGTCTTAACGCTTGCGGGGATTGTTATGTTTTTTATTGCGGTGTTTTCAAACGCGCTTTGACCGATGCTTTCAAGCACGCTGCCCTCGGCAAATGTTACGCTTTCAAGGTTTGCGCTACTCCTAAATGCACTGTTGCCGATAGTCTTAACGCTTGCGGGAATTGTTACACTTGTTAAAGCGGTGATACGGAACGCTCGGTAACTGATAGTTTCAAGTTCGCTGTTTGGCGCAAAGGTTACGCCCGTTATGCCCGTTTGGTTAAATGCTTCGTCTGCGGCTTCCTTTACGGGCAGATATTGTCCGCTTATATCATCATATATATACGCGGGGATAAATACGTTTCCGCTTGTAACTGTACCCCTTGATACGCTGTACGCGGTATCGCCGTTTATAAGTTCATACGCTAACCCTGCCGTGCCTGTCGCGTATAATATGCGTGTGCCATCTGTGTGTCCGCAACGGGAACAGGTTAAGGTTTCTAAGCCGTCTATTGTAGCGGTTGCGGTTTGCGTTACTACCCATTGCATATCGTGTCCAAGGGCTGGCGCATCGGGGTTGTTGCGTATATCGATGTGTGCGGGGTTATGGTTGCAGGTTCTTTCTTGTGTCCCTGCCTCTGTACAGGTTGCGGTTGTTTTTTTTGTCCAGTCGCCCCAATCGTGTGCGGTTGGGTCTATTGGCGCTTCGGGGTTGTTGCGTGTTTCGGTGTGTGTAGGGTTATGCTTGCAGACTCTCTCTTGTGTCCCTGCCTCTGTACAAGTTGCAGATGTTTTATCCGCCCACTCGCCAAAGTCGTGTCCAAGCGGATCAACATCGCGCTTTTCGGTGTGTGTGTTATTGTGTTTGCAAATCCTTGTTTCTTCGCCCTTGTCGGTGCAAGTCGGCGCGGTTGTTTCTGCCCACTCGCCCCAGTCGTGCGCGGTCGGGTCTATGGGGATAGTGTCGCCTGTGACGGTTTCATCGCAGGTTTTGCATTGCAATGTGCCATGCCCTTCTTCTGTGCAGGTTGGTGCTTTTCCATCTCCGATAACTTCCCAATTGTGACCAAGCGGGTCTATATCGCGTGTTTCGGTGTGTTCAGGGTTATGGTTGCAGGTTCTTGTTTCCTCGCCTTTGTCGGTGCAAGTCGGCGCGGTTGTTACTGTCCAATCGCTCCAGTCGTGGGCGGTCGGGTCTATGGGGATTTCACCTGTTTCGGTCTCACCGCAGACTTTACATTTCCTTGTGCCAGATCCTTTTTCCGTGCAGGTTGGCTCTGTTCCCTCGATGGTTTCCCAATCGTGACCGAGCGGGTCTACATCGCGTGTTTCGGTGTGCGTGCTGTTGTGCTTGCAGGTTCTTGTTTCCTCGCCTTTTTCGGTGCAAGTTGGCGCGGTTGTTACTGTCCATTCGCTCCAGTCGTGGGCGGTCAGGCAGGGGTCGGTTACTCCGCTGTTCGGGTCTTTGCAAGCGGTAAATGTAAGGGCTAGAAGTAGAAGAAGGCTACCGATCCTTAACGGAAAACGTTTTTTTAATTGTATCATTTTTTTCCTCCCAATGTCAAATGCAGTTTTTTTTATTACTTCACCCTGATTATCGGTTAGTTTAATTGCATTTTTTAACATGGTTTTATTATACCTTGTTTAGGGCGGGGATGGGAAGGGGGGGGGCAAGTGAACAATTAACAATGAACAGTAAACAATGCCATTGTGTGAGGGCTTGGGGTGTTGCTTTTGGGCTGCTGGTGTTGTTAAATAGTAAGAGATGACTGGCACCGTTTCATTTGTCTATATATGCGTATAGTAGTTTGAAACTACGCTACATATGGGGTTGGTCAGGGCTTGGGGTGTATGTATGCCAAGCGTAGGGGGTATTTTTTTAACCGTTGCCTTGATTGTATCTTTTGTGTTTTAATTTAACCGCCCCAAACGAGGCGGTTGTTATCTATGGCGTGTATTGGATAACGGCGTTACAGTTGCCGCTCCAATCTATGTGCCACAATTCGTTCGCGCTGGCTTGGCTGCGAAAAATGTTTATTGTTTGCGAGGCTGTCCAGGAAGCGAAAGCGCCCGCTCCGACAAACGTTACGCTTGCGGGGATATTTATGCTTCCAATGCTTGTGCAAGATTGAAACACATTGTTTCCGATTTCCTTCAAGCCTTCGGGGAGCGTGATGCTTGTTATGCCCGAATTTATAAACGCTACGTTGCCGATTGTTTCAAGCAGGCTGGCCGCCGCGAAGGTTACGGTCTCAAGGTTCGCGCAATCCCTAAACGCACTGCCGCCGATTGCCTTTACGCTTGCGGGGATTTCTATTTCGGTAATGCCTGACCCGTAGAATGTCGAGGCAGCGATAGCCTCAAGCTGACTACCCGGCGCGAAGGTAACGGTTGCAAGGCTCGCGCTATTCCTAAATGCATTTTCGCCGATTGTCTTTACGCTTGCGGGGATAACTATGGCGGTTATGCCTGTGCCGTTAAACACTCCTTCGCCGACAGTTTCAAGCAGGCTTCCCGCCGCAAAGGTTACGGCTGCAAGGCTCGCGCAACCAAAGAACGCTTCGTTGCCGATTGTCTTTACGCTTGCGGGGATTGTTATATTTGTTATTGCGGTGCTTTGGAACGCTTGGTTGCCGATAGTTTCGAGGTGGCTGCCCTCCGCAAAGGTTACGGTTGCGAGGTTACTGCAAAACCGGAATGCGTCTATTCCGATTGCCTTTACGCTTGCGGGGATTGTTACGCTTGTTATGCCGCTTTGAAAATAAAACGCATATGTTGCGATTTCGGTTACGGGAAGATACGGCGAGTTTTCGTCCGCGCGGTGAAACGCGGGTATGGCTACTGCGCCGCTGGTAATCGTTCCTATTGCTGCGCTGTATTCGGTATCGTCGTTAATGAGCGTGTACGCCAATCCTGCTGTGCCGGTGGCGTGTAAAACGCGCGTTTCTGTGTGGCTGTTGTCGTGCTGGCAAACTCTTGTTTCCGCGCCGTCTTCTGTCTCGGCGGCGGCTGTTGTTACTGTCCACTCGCCCCAGTCGTGACCGAGCGGGGCTATTTCTTGTGTTTCGGTGTGCGTGCTGTTGTGCTTGCAGGTTCTTGTTTCTTCGCCTTTTTCGGTGCAAGTCGGCGGGGTTGTTACTGTCCAATCGCTCCAGTCGTGGGCTGTCAGGCAGGGGTCAGTAGTTCCGCTGTTCGGGTCTTTGCAGGCGGCAAACGCTAGGGTTAGAAGTAGAAGAAGGCTACCGATCCTTAACGGAAAACGTTTTTTTAATTGTATCATTTTTTCCTCCCAATGTCAAATGCAGTTTTTTTTATTACTTCACCCTGATTATCGGTTAGTTTATTTGCATTTTTTAACATGGTTTTATTATACCTTGTTTAGGGCGGGGACGGGAAGGGGGGGGCAAGTGAACAATTAACAGTGAATAGAGAATAGAGAGTGCAGTTGAATGAAGGCTGGCGGTGTTGCTGTCGGGTTGCGGCTGATTTGCGGGCTTGGGGCAAGGTCAGGGCTGGTGGTGGTTAATATATGAAAATGAAGCGCATATTTCGGATTGCTGCTGATTAGAGGGCTTTCTTTTTTACTATTTATTTCTAATTCCTCACTTAAAAAATTGCAAACTTTACGGGGTGAATGTGCCGTTGGGCGAGGTTATCTTGTAAGTAAAGCATATGAGGAGTGAGTTATGAGTAATGCTGGAACCGGGGAAAGTAGAAAGAATTTTTTGTATTCGTTGATTTCTCTTGATGATTTTAAGGCGATTGCGGGGGTTGATGACAGAGACGACAAGTTAAGCCGATTTTGCCTTATGGCCTCTACTAAAGCAATAGAGCATTACTGTATGAGGCAGTTGTTGAGAAGGTATCATTACCAATTCTTTACATTGCCGGATACTACCTATTTTGAATTAGAACAGTATCCGGTTAGGAAAATTGTTTCGAGTTATACTGAACAGCATCAACCTTTCCAAAAAACCATAATTAATCCGAAAGAATACTATTTTAGCCCGGATTTTGATAATGATGAAGATATTCCTCATACGGTTGTCTTTCGTAAGCCGATACCGTTTGTGCATAAAAAAACAAGTTTAATGATACGGTATCTGGCTGGATATAGCAAAGACAAAACTCCTGCCGACCTTGCCGCTGCCTGTCTGGAATTGGCTGCGTGGAATATGAACCGCTATAGGGGGCGGCGTATTGGTAAAACCAGGTATGTCAGGGGAAGAAGTGATGACGATGAGATTTTTGAACTGGTTATGCCGGAAAATGTGAAGGCGTTGGTGGAGCCGTACAGACGGAAAACGATTTAACAAATGAGCAATGAGGAATGAGCAATGAGAAATGGGGAGATGGGGAATGAGAAGATGGGGAATGAGAAATGAGGAATGAGGAATGAGAAATGGCGAGATGGGGAGATGGCGGTATGAAAGATTTTATTGAAACAAGAATAATTTCGGCGGTTCGGGATTTGCTGTCCATGCGAGTTAATGAGATTTTAGGGGAAGCCGAATTTACCATTCCGCTTATTGAGTTTGGTGGGTATGAGAGCGAGGCGGTTGTTTGTCCGGTGATTGTTCTTTCTACTTGTGAACGGACAGAAAAGGAACGGGTTATCAGGATTGATGCCTATACCGTAACAATTTCCTTTAGCCTTCCAGAAACGCCGGAAAGTGAGTTGTTTTGTTACGCTTATTCGGCGGCTGTTGGGAAGGCTGTTGCTGATAACCCTACTCTTGGCGGTGTTGCGGACAGGGCGGTGATTACTGGTAAGAAATATCAGCCGCCGAAAAAGCCGTATAACGGTGAAGGGTGGGGAGTGGTACTGACGTTAAGGGTAACGGTTGAGGAGATGGGGGCATGACGGTAATTCAATATCCGGGGAAAAAAAATTCTATTGCATACTGGATTATCAGCCACTTTCCCCATGACTACCAGGGTATGACTTATCTTGAACCTTTTTTTGGTTCGGGGAGTGTTTTTTTTCGTAAAGAACGGTCTGCGGTAGAAACGGTTAATGATTTAGATAATGAAATTTCAAACCTGTTTTTACAGATTAGAGATAACCCTGATGAGTTAATGCTGCTGTTGATGAATACGCCGTGGAGCCGTGAAGAATACGATATGGCTTTTGAAAAATCTGACAACCCTATTGAACAGGCGCGGCGTTGTATTGTCCGTTTTTGGTTTACGGTGGGGGCGAATGTCAGGGCTAAAAACGGTATGCGGTTTGAAATAAAAACAAACGGCGGGGGGCTGCAATATTTCCACTTAAAATTACCGGAAGCAATTTTACAGGTTTCGGAACGATTAAAGCACAGCCATAAAAATTTGGTGCAAATTGAAAACAGAAATGTGTTTGAACTAATACCTAGATATAACCGTGAAAATGTTCTTATGTATCTTGACCCACCGTATTTGCTGGAAACACGGAATAACAAAAAAATGTATAACCATGAGTTTACATATAAAGACCATGAGGAACTTTTGAAATTGATTGTATCTTCCAAGGCAAAAATAATTATTTCCGGTTATGAGAGCGAATTGTATGCCAGGTATTTAAGCGGCTGGCGTTTTGAAAAAACTTTTTCAAAAAATCAAGCGGGTAAGCGGAAAACCGAATGTATCTGGTTAAATTACTCTGCAAGCCAATCGGATTTATTTATAACGGGGGATAAATGAAAGTACAGGGCTGTGATTGTTCCATTGTGATAAAAACCGCTTACAAGGAAATGAGTGTGCCATACTCGGAAGAAACTATCAGAGAGGCGGTGTCACTATTGCAAGAAGAGGCAGCGATTGAAGGTGATGGTCTATGCAAGGCTTTACGGAAAAAATGCGGTGTTACCGGGTGCGTGGTTACTCCGCTTACTATCGGGACGGCTCCGCTGTTGCTGTATCTTGCTATGGGGTCGGCGGGGCTTCCGGTGTTTGTTTCTGAAACAAGGGATTTATACCAATACCAGTTACACCTTATGCCAATGGAAGATACAGAACGGTTTGACTTAATTCAAGACAGGGGCAACGAAAGGCGGTTATTTGAAGGCTGTCAGGTTAATGGTTTTGAATTGCGGATTATGCATTATGAAGCCCTAAAACTAAAACTTGATATTTGCAGCGGCCGTTCACCTGTTGTATATCCATATACTAATACATTTTCAAATGCAGGTGGGGAGAAGTTTAGAGGGGATTGTGTTACCTACAAAATTAACGGCAAGGATTATTCAAACATATACGGTCTGACGATTTCGGCACAGAAAGAAAGCGGTACAAAAACAGAAATTTGGATAAAGCGTATTTTAGAAAAAGGCTCCGATTTACCAAACACTATTGATGAATTGATAATCACGGCACAACTTTTGCGGGATACTTACGAAACAAGGCATTTTGGCACTTTTCGTATAACAGTAAAACGATTGGTGCTTATTGCTGATGAAACGACTATAAACAGTGCCGATACGGTAATTGCTCCCATACGGTACTATGTGGCGGGTTCGGTTATTGCAGAGGTTTTTTCTTCTACCGAGGAGAAAATAGCATGAAATTATTACAAGTGAAAAATGAAAAGGTAAAAGGTAAAAATGATAAGAGACTAAGGGCAAGAATGAAAGATTTGGGAGATTACATATATGCAATTCTATGAGATAGATGGTGCTTTACAAGAAGCCATTATTGCCGCTGAAAAGCCTGTCAGGTTGAAAATAGAAATAGATATGGGCGGTCATTTTGAAAGCATTTTTGAAGATGAAATTATCGAGGCGAATTTCTATTCCTTGAAAGAAGTGGCTGGCGGGGTTTCATCGAGAGGGGAAGTGCTGTTATCAGGCAACAGGTATCAGGGTAAAGGTATCAATGGCGTGGGGCGGGAAGTGCGGGTTTCTTTTTCGATTGGAGAAGGGTTGCCGTATTTCCAAAGATTTATTTTCTACATTGACGATAAAGGGTTTCAGGATATTCGGGGGTCTGGTCGGAAGCGGTTTGTCCGGATTGGTTTGCAAGATTTGTCGGCAAGGTTGCGGAAAACAGATGAGGCCAGGGATTGGACTTCTCCGGCGGTGTTTCCTTATTCGGTAGTGTGCGACAAAACACAGACGGAAAAATCACTGGTTCATAGTATTGCGGCACGGGCGGGGCTTGCGGTTACTGATATTGATTGTTCTACTATTCCGATAACACTTCCTTATATTCGACTAAGACGTAATGTGTGGGCGGAACTGTCAAGCATGGCTACTGCGTATCGTTGCCATTTGGAATGTACTACAGAAAAACCGCTGGTGTTTGCCCATTCGCCATACCAAACTGAACCATTGACCGATACAGACATTGTCCATGTTTTTACCGGGGATACTATTTTTTATTTACGGACAATAGAAAAAGCGGAACTATACCGCAATACGGTACGGCTTAAATTCAATATGCCTGTTGCTTTGGAGAAACAGGAGATATGGCGGTATGACGAACAGCCTGTTTTTTATGATGAATTTTTGCAAGCACACTACCCTTTCAAGTTTCCGCTTGTCCGAGAAATTGAAACTACAAACTATGAAGCGAATTACAAAATTACTGATGTATCGGGCAAGGAACGGAATGTTATTTTTGCTGATGATATAGATACGCAAGAAGAAGCGGAAAATCGCCTTGATTATAACGGCGGGGCATTTTCGTATTCCCGTTATGACGTAACCACATATTATGACAAGGCAATAGTAAAACTGCATAAAGAAAATGACGGTGATTTGTACCATGCGGCAATTTTTGGAAAACCTATTGTGCTTGACCTGAACCGTTCCTGCTTTATGCGTGATGTTGAAGCGGTTGAGCGTTTCGGTACTGTTGCGCTTAATGTTACTGGTTCTTACTTTTCTGATGATGTTGTTAATGAAAAATCGGGTATACCTATTTCCCACTATGAAGATTGGGTTATTCGGGAACTGGCGGAGCGGATACATAACAAACGGGAATATACCGTGAAAACACACCGGGGGTTATTTCATGCGCGGGTCGGGGCAAAAGTAAAAGTTAAAAGTGAAAAAGTAAAAGATACCATTGAGGCAGTTGGTATGATTACGGCGCTTTCATTCAGGTATAAGTGTGATGAGGCGTTTATATCAACTTTCCGCATCCTAGCGGAAAGTTGATATGGAGTTTGCGAGGCAAACTCCATCTAAAGCATTAAAAAAAGCGGCGTCCATGCCGCCTTAAGCATAGAATATTGAACAAGGCAGGGGGATTTAGTAAATGAGGAATGAGGAATGAGGAATGAACAAAGAACAATGCTGTTATGTGAGGGCTGGCGGTGTTGGTGTCGGGCTATTGTTGATTTGAGGGCAACGGAAAAATATATTGAGGAGGTTTTATGGAAAAACAGGATAGACAGTTAATTATTGAGACGTTAGGGGAAATGAGGGAACTAAAGGGTGAGATGAAGGAATTCAAAGAGCACGTTATCGGGCGGGTTCAAAGTCTGGAGAAAAAAGAGGGTGAAAGGAGTAAAGAACGGGTATCGGTTGTTAGTGTGATTATTGCTTCGGCGGCTTTGGCGGTGTCAATCATCGTTAATTTTTTCAAACAAGGACGCTAACAAAATGGCTTCCATGCCATTTTGTTAGCTTAGGAGTTTGCTTCGCAAACTCCAGTAATAACATTTTAACACCGCCATCCATGGCGGAGAGGGGTATTTATGTTGCAATTTAAGGTTGAGAGGAACAAAGAATCGTATAATTTCAGGGCTTATCCGAATAAGCCGGATTCATTTGAGAATAACTGGAATAACAATTCTTTGGATTATTTGATTTTACTTGACAACGGAAATGAGATTGTCCGCTTTAAGTGTCAAACAGTGGCAAATTATTGTTTTGGGATAAATGCCGGTCCGAAACACAAACCGTTTATCAGTACGGTTGCCCCTGGGGAATTTGTCATTAAAGCATTTGTCGAGCCTCGCAGTTTTCATGGGGAAATCCACGCCATAACCAAAACGCATGACAAAGGGGGCAGGTGGATAAACCATAATGCCATGATGATTTTAGACAGCGGTTATCAGTTGGGGCGGTGGCTTATCCATGACAAATTTTCTTTCCAACATGGTAAAGATACAAATTATGCCTGGTCTGCTGGCTGTTTTATTTTGTCATCTAAGGATTTGGAAACACTAAACAGGCACTTGAAACAGAAGGGCATAAAGCCTAGGGATTTGATACCGGGGGTGTTGGAAGAAAAGTAAAACAAATAAGAAATGAGAAATGAGAAATGTTGCTGTGTTAGGGCTTATGGCGGTGCTTTCGGGCTGTTGTTAATTTTGGGGGTTTCAAAATGAAAAAAGTACATGGGGCAGGGAATACAAAAATCAATGCAGGGGATAGTGAGCAAAAGAAAATGAATGATACTGACGGGATTATTATTTCTGATAGACCGTCCTGGGAACATTCATTTTTAGAATTGCTTGCGATTTTGGGTAAGAGGATTATAGCCTTGCCGTCTAAGTTGATTGGGTTTAAGCCTTTATGCCTTTTGATAGCTACTTGGCTGCTGGTAAAAGGGCATATAAAAGACTGGATTTGGTTTTGCGTTTTGGTGATAGTGCTGTTCGGCATTATGGGGCTAAAAGTGGTCAGCAAGTGGAGGGAACATTGAAATTAAAACTGATAGATAGCATTACCGATTTTGGCAAAGGGATCATAGCGGGTTTTCTTTTATCTGCTATTGTATTCGGGTTTGTGGTGGGCTTTATGGTTCACCGTGTAAAAGTTAAGGAGATTGCGGAGTATGCGGAAAAACAGGTTGAGCTTCAGGCTTTGCAGGAAGATATTGTCAATCGTGATTCTGTTGAGTTTTTTGAAATCCCCGGCGTTCGGGGAGCCGCCGACAGTGCCGCCGCCGAATTCGAGCGAAAACGAGACGAGATTTTATTCAGATTTAGAAATCGAATTGCTGATTGATGAAATTTCAGAGGCGGCGTTAGAGGCTATTGAACAGGCGGCGGCAGAGGCGGCACGGGCGGCGGCTCTGGCCGCTGTTGAACGTGAGGCGGGTGCATTGCGGGAAGCGGAACGCTGGCGGCTGGAAGCGGAGACCGCAAGAAAAAACGGTATCAGGAATATGATTATTACCGGGCTTGCGTGTTTGTTAGGCGGGTTTGTCGCTGGTATTGCAATTAACAGATAGCAATTAAAAATGAGGAATGAACAATGAGGAATGAGAAATGTTGTTGCGTGAAGGCTTGCGGCGGTGCTTTCGGGCGGCTGCTGATAACAAAGATAATGGGGAAAATTTTATGAAAGACAGGATAAAGATTAAAGGGCGGGTTACGGTGCAAGTTTTTGATTGTCATGGAAAATTGAAACGGAAAAAACCGGGGTTGCTTCGGCGGTTGTTGGGGTTGCAAGGTGATTTCATGGTGTATGAGTTTCATAACATTGTTACTCGTGAGGGAGATGCTTTAATTGCTGATGCTCTTTTGGCTTCACCGACCAGAACAAAAGTAACCAGTTCTTCGGGGTTTATTCAGGTTGGGACTGGCTGGACAGGCAATAGCACTAAAACGAATACTCGGTGCAATTCCTCGACCGGGAGCATGAGGGCTTTAGACAGCGGTTTTCCGGCATTAAAAGCGGCATGGGGCAATACCGGGGATACGACCGTTACTTACCGGGCGACATTTGCGGCGGGTGCATTGAATGTCAACGGTATCAATGAGGCGTGTTTGCTCAATGGGAATGGTACGGCGGCTAATTGCCTGGCGTATGCGCAGATAAATCCGGCGGTTAATGTTACGGCAAGCGATACCCTGCAAGTTCTTTGGGAAATAACCATGCTTGGACAATGAAACAAATGAGAAATGAGCAGTGAGAAATGAGAAATGTGAAGATTGTTGTATGAAAACTGATGTCAAGCAAGAAGGCTGAGGGTAAGGAGCAATAATGAATGAGAAATGGGGGAAAGCGGGTGCGGTTTTCCGTCAGTCTGTACGTGATTTCCCTTGTTCGGTTGAACTTGGAAAATCTTCTCCTTCCTTCGGGATACACCGTTACAGTCAAGGGTTGCGGTTTGTGCCTTCTGATGATGAGGGGTTTTCGCTTCGGGGTGATAATCGGCGGCTGGTTTACAAGGGAAGGCGGCGGTCTCATCGGTTTACTATATTGGGTGATGGTTCTTTTGAGTATGATTGTATTCTTAATAAAGAGCCGGATAGTAATGTTGTTTCTTTGCGTATGGAAGGGGCAGAGCGTTTTGATTTTTATTGGCAGCCTGATTTTGTGCCTGACCCTTTTTTGAAGGGCAGTTTTGCGGTTTATAAGAAAGAAACATTGCTTGGTGAAGGCACAGGGAAATTATGCCATATTCAACGTCCGTTGATTATTGATTCACTTGGCCGGCAGGTGTGGGGGGAATTGGCGGTTGTCGGCAATGAGTTACGCATAACAATACCTGAATACTGGCTGGCTGAGGCTGAATATCCGGTAATTGTTGACCCTACGGTTGGCACTACTGCGGTGGGCAGCCAAAACAAGTGGGTACAAGATCCAGGAGAACCGCCTGAAACACTAATGTTTGAAGAAACTATTCCGGTTAACCGATTTCTTGTACCAGAAACAATAAACGGTATGTGTACGGCCTATGTGTATACTAATGAAGATGAAAGATATGCCGGAGGACACCCGGTATTGTATTCTGATAACGGCAATATGCCACTGACAAAAAGGTCAACTAATGAGGGGTTTATTGATTTACGAATAGAAAGCGGTAAACCTGTGGGGTGGCGGTCAGGGGCTTTTAGCAGTAACGGCAGTATTGCAAGCGGTTCATATATTTGGTTTGGAGTTTTTTGTAAGCATTATTGGTTTCCCCGGTTTGATTACGGGGTAAAATGTTATAATGATTGGTGGGCAGATTACAACACAATTCCGAATACCTATCCGATATATAATGTTAATAATTTTGAAAATTTCAAATTGTCCATGTATTTTGATTATACCTCTGGACAACATTATGTACGGACTATTACGCAAGGGGTAACGCTTACTGACAAACCTGCATTTCCTGTTCTTTTTTCCCGAAGGCTTGCGGATACTGCGAAAACAGAATGTAAAACTAATTCTAGCAGATTATTTTTTCTCATTTTGTCTGAAACAGTGCAAGCAAAAGATGTAATTACTCGTGGTTTGCTGTTGTTTGTCCGTATTGTTTCAGGGTTGTTTGCGCGGGATTATTTACTAAAAAGGTTCTTGATTGCAAAAGAAGAATTGGTTTTGAAGTCATGTATAACAAGGGAATTAACTCTTGAAAGCAGTATCAAATGAGAAGTGAGAAATGAGAAATGAGAAGTGAGAAATGAAAGATTGTTGTTTGGGGGATTTGATTTTAGCAACATATATTATGGTGATTTGAGAGGTAGGAAGAAATGAATAAGATTTTTGCAGGGCAGTCGGCTTTGCGGATAACGCTTAAAACATTCTGCGATTTGGCAGGGGTTTTGTCTGCGGTTATTAAGTTTCGCAAGCCTGACGGTAAAACAGGGGAATTTGCCGCCGCCGTTGCTGATACGGTTAACGGAGTTATCTTTTATGAATGTATTGAAGGTGATATTGACGTACCGGGCTGGTGGGTGTTTTGGGCATATCTCACTTTTGATGACGGCAGGACGGCGGCGGGGCAAGCGGCTAAGGTCTATATCTGGAAAGAGGGGTATGGGTAGTGCGAAGGAGAAGAACGCCGGAAGATAGATACCAGTACAATGTCCGCAAACAACAAAAAGCCTTAGAGGAATTCGCCGCCCATGAAATTGAATGGGCTGGCGATTTGCTGGCATGGTACAGGGTTGCAAAAAAAGAAATTCCCGATGACGAGTACCGTGGTTGTGCGTTTTTCCTGAACAGGGAATTTCTGCACAAACCCGGTTCACTGTCATTATTATACTCGGTATATCTGAAATGCTTACAGGATTTGCCGGAAGTTACCAGGGAAAATGCGTTTGATTTATTATCGTACCGCTTCAAGATGTATGCGGTAACGCTAAAGACAGGGGGCTATGATGACAGAAACAATAGGTGATGAAAGTGTGTTTTTACGGCATGACCAGTTAAAAAGCGGCAGGGTGCAGTTCACGGACAGCACCAATGCTGAACGGTTTATGCGGGAACACGGCGAAAATGTCCGTTACATGGCGGCATGGAAAAAATGGCTGGTGTGGAACGGTACGCACTGGAAAACTGATGAGAGCGGGGCGCTGGTGCATGGTAAAGGGTTAGCGACCGTCCGTAACATTTATGACGAACTGATGAAAACCACTGACTACAGGGAACGAATTGAAATTGAAAAATACGCTGTTATAAGCGAAAGTGTCAGGCGGAGAAAATCATGTGTTGAAGCGGCGAGCTGGATAGAAAGCCTAAATACTTCTAGCGAACAACTTGATTCTAACCCGTGGCTGTTGAATGTCAGAAATGGAACGGTAGATGTGCAGACCGGGGAATTCAGGGAACATAGGCAAAATGATTTTATTACAAAAATGGCGAATGTTGAATATGACCCGAAAGCGGATTGCCCGAAATGGAAACAGTTTATACGTGAAATTATGGACTACAAAACCGATGTGATTAGTTTTTTGCAAACTGCGGTTGGGTGGGCGGTGACCGGGGATATTTCAGAGCAGACCATGTTCATACTCTACGGAACCGGGGCTAACGGCAAGTCAACATTTTTGAATACAATCATGTGGCTGTTAGGCGATTACGCCATTGCTACGCCTACGGAAAGTTTTATGCGGAAGAACGGCGACCAGAACACTAACGACATTGCAAGGTTGCGGGGTACACGGTTTGTAACTACAACAGAGGCGGAGCAGGGGCGGCGGCTGTCCGAACCGATTATAAAGCAGATTACCGGGAATGACCGTATGACGGCTCGGTTTTTATACGGGGAGTTTTTTAACTTTGTGCCTACTTTCAAGATTTTCATGGCAACAAACCATAAGCCTGTTATCAAAGGTACTGACCACGGCATTTGGCGGCGAATTAAACTGATACCGTTCACTACTCGCATTGAAGAAACGAAACAGGATAAAAGCCTAGAAGCAAAACTAAAAGCAGAGGCAAGCGGTATTTTGAATTGGCTTTTGGAAGGCACGGCTCGTTGGCGGAAAGAGGGGTTGAAGGCTCCAGCGGATATTCTTACCGCTACCGAGGATTACCGGGGGGAAATGGACGTTATAGGCAGTTTCCTCAAAGTATGCTGCACACAGGACGAAAGTTTGTCTATACGGATTAGGGAACTGTATAAAGCCTATTCTGATTGGTGCGGGGAGAATAACGAACACCCCGTAAGCGAACGGTTTTTGACGTTAAGGCTTAAAGAAATGGGTTTTGAACAGACCAGGACGGCTGAGGCTCGTTTATGGTGCGGTATCGGCTTACGAATGAGCAATGAGAAATGA